AGCCTAACTGCCGTGTCATATGCCAATTGCAATTTCTCGCGTTCGGACATCTGACTTGTGTCACCCAAAACCTGTGGCGCTTGGAGAAGCTGCAACATCCGGTCGGAGACTGCCTCAAAGTGCAAATTTGCGGGGTCGCTCGCAAACTGCTGGATAACAGAGAGTGCCCTGTTTTCGTTCGATTTCTGCGCTTGGTACTGCTGCTGCGTTATGTGTTGCGTCAGTTGCTGTACTTGTTGCGCGAGATCATTGTAATGCGAATCTTGCTGAACCGGTGCAGTCCCACCCAAATGGGCGGAAACTTGGTCAATCGGAATCTGAAACTGCTGAATCATGTGGGCCACGGCCTGGCTCTTTTGTGCCGGTGTGCCCGTCCGCAGCAAAGCCGCAGTCTGCAAAAGGGGCGCAATAGCCTGCGCCGGAGTGGTGTTTTCGTTCCGCAAAATCCACTCATACGGGGCAAATTGCTCGGTAATGGCCCGTGCCTCGGCATCCCGTGTTTTGTACTGGCTGATGCCCTTTTCGTAGTCGGCATCGCGTTGTGCAAAGGCTTGCTGAAGTTCCTGTGGGGCTTTTTCCCAATGGTCTTTCAGTTCAAGCCGCAGGGATTTGGGCATATCCACCCGAGGTTTTTCGGGCGTATTCGGTGCTTGGGATTCGTTAGTCGGAAATTTGGGCGCAAATTTGCCTTTTTCACGGGGTTGGCTTGGTTTGCTTTGATTTGCAGGGTCAGATGATGTTTTTGCCAATGCCTCGCGGATCGTGTCAGCACGGCTTGGCGGCTCGGCTGGCGGCGTAGATGCCGCAGGCGCTTCGGGTGTTGAAACTAAATCGGTTGTGTCGGGTGCGACAACTTCGTTTTCCATCATTTCATCCTTTTCATTTGGTCGAGGGTCATTTTGATCATTTCCTTGCGCTCGGGCGGCGGTCGGTTGTGCAGTCGATTTGCCATCTCTACGTTCAAATTGCTGCGCTGAGTCGGCGCAATGGGTGCGCCTGGGCGGTCAAATTCTTGCACCCGTGCCACTTGTCCACGCAAACGGGCGGTATGTGCTTCTTTTTTCTTTTGCCATTGCGCTTGGGCGTATTTGACATCCGAGTGGCCCATCTCAATGGTATCGGTTGCCTTTAAGTGTTCGCGCCATTGTGCGCGGCCCATAATCATCTGACCATCAGGCGACCGAAAAGGCTCAATGTCGCCAAAAACCATCATGCGGTCTGCGGGCGACCCTTTGCTTTTTTCATACGGCTCAGAGCCGTCACTCGGAAAAACCCATGTTTCTTTCATAGCATTTCCAGTAGTTGTGCGATTTCTTCGTCATCACGCCGCAATCTTATCCGAAATTCAAGCTGCCTTACTTTTTCCATCATGGCGGCATAGTCGATAGGATCACGGGCGGCAATCTCAATGGCTTGAATTGGTGCGCTAGTTATTTCCTCGCGTTCGGCGGGCGGCAAGCCAAACAAAGCTTCGCGCAGTTTTACCTTACGCTGTTTTTCTGCCCGCCTATCAGCGTCCCATTGTTGATCGCGTTTCTTTTCATCGAAGCCAAAATGCCCGCCTAATGGAATTTCTACGGGTACAGGCGGCGTAGTTCCATAAATTGTATTAAACGGAAGTGCGGCAAAGGCTGAAAAGCCAAACATGATTAGTCGTTTACCATTTATGGTACGTCAGACTGCTTGTGCGCCATTCATGTCATCTTGAGCCATCACCCATGCGTAGCACTTAGCCAAAAAAGTATCGCCAGCTTTAGCCTCTATTTCTGCCAATGGGCAATGGTAACGGCGAAAATCTACATCCCGTGTGTCCTCATCACTAGGTTGCGTAGCATAACCAGCAACATCAATTGTCACGCCGTGGCGGGAATCTGCAATACGGGTACGGCTCACGGATGCCGAGATAATGCGAAAGTAAGCACCCGCAAATGGAACGCCATATTGGGAAGTGGAGAGGTTTAGTTGAATAGCCATTTTGTTTCCCTTATGCGTAAACCATTTCTGAAGAATTAACAGTTGCAATCCAACGAAGATTGGTGGCTGCAATTCCTGTTACGGTGATAGATAAACCACCGTTTGTAGTATCTGCTGTTACTGATACTGCCGTGGTAGCAAGAGACACATCTTGGGCTACTAAAACAGGGGTAACAGCGGCAACAAGTGCAGTTGTACCAGCATTTGCGCCTCGACGAATTACCGCCGAAAAAGTCCATCCTGATGCTTTATCGGAATCCGCAACTTTCTGACGGCAAAGAATGCTTCCGGTTACTACCATAGCTTGATTGTTGGCAAGTATGACCTGATTAGTTGCTCCTGCTGTACCAGCATCTGAATTTAATTTAGTAGCGGTTGCATCCGTTGTGGCTGCACCCAACACCATATACCCGCCTTGAGCATCTCCTGCCGTACCTGATATAATAACTCCGTATGCGTATTTACCGATATAAGCGGCTAAAGCACGCTGCCCAAAAGCATAAGAAACTGAGCTTGTTGCTTGACTATCTTGTCCTCCCAATATAACAGACCGCGTTCCAGATGCAATACCACCACTACCTCCTATAGCAGTAGAAAATGTTCCTGACGCTGTTGGTGAATTACCCATAGCAATAGCATTGGCTCCCGTTGCCCCGTATAAACCATTATTGTTCATAGCAGCAGCAAAACAATCTGTTCCTGTTGCATAAGAGCCGCCCAATGCCACTGAGCCTTCGTTTGTACTAACTACTGACGGTGAACCACCACTGTTATTTCCTAAAGCAACGCTATTTGCTGATTTACCGCTTGTGCGAATTGCAATGGTTTGAAAATTTGTTCCATCGCAAAGAATCCCAAGACCTTGCCCTTGTGAAAGCTGCCATGTTGTATTTGCGTCTAGCTTTTCAGTCCCTGCTGGGTCAATCGTAATAGTTCCCGTGCCGGTATTATTTATTTGAAAATTAAACCCAGCACCAAGTATTGCAGCAGCAGTTATGCCAACGGTAAACGTACCGCTGGTGCAATTAATAATTCCGTTGTTATCAGATGGCTGAACTGTATAGGCTGCTGTAATATTTCTAATCGTGAGTAGGCCCGCGCCCCCCACTTGAAATGACCTAGGAAACGTCATTTTAGTAAGACCCACCAAACGCTTGTACGCTTAATGCAGTGGTTGAAGCCGTAGTAGTTACACCAACTGAAGCATACAAAGCAAAAGTTGATGGAAGAACCAAAGTGGTATAGCTTTTCTGAGCCAAAAAGGAAGCTGTTGAGGCCGAGGGCGTTACTGCTGTTACCAAAATTTCATCATACAAATATGCGGTAGTGCCATCCCACAACCAGATACCCACAACATTTGCTGCAGTTGCCGCTGTCATTGAGGTTGAACATGCTTTGACTTGTATCAAATCAATGCGGAGTCCATTGGTGCTGGTTGGCACAAAAGCCAAAATGTTAGCCCCAGCAAGTGATGCTGTAGCCGTAGGCCCACGGGTTGTGCAAGCCGTTGCAGCCGCTAGGGATGCATTGACTGCATAAGGGGTACTTGGAAAAATTGGTGCGGTTCCAGCTGCCATTAGAAGCCTCCTTGAGTTGAGTTAAGGTAAAGAGTTGCGCCAACTGACGAACCACCGCCGCCAGCAGGAGTTGCCCAAGAACCATCGCCGCGCCAAAAGGTGGTTGCTGATGCTGATGTGCCTGAGTTTAGATTGGTAACAGGAAGATTACCCGTCACACCTGTAGTTAAAGGCAAGCCTGTTGCATTTGTAAGCGTTCCACTTGATGGAGTGCCCAAAACGCCACCATTGACTACAAAGGCTCCAGCAGTGCCTGTATTAACGCCCAAGGCAGTCACCACGCCTGTGCCTGTTGTAGTGGTAGCAGGGGCAACACCAGCACCACCGCCAATTACTATGGAACTTGCTGCTAAAGCCGAAGATGAAGCCAATGTCCCTGATGCCGAATAGTAAGGAACGCCACCAGATGTTCCTGATGTCAACCCTGTTCCACCATTTGCAACAGCAACGGTTCCTGTTACGTTACCTGCTGTACCAGCAGTAGCTGCATTTAGATTGGCAACTTGCGTAGTGCTTGCAACCGTAAACGGCGCAGTTCCAGTAACCACCGTTGATGTAATAACACCAGTAGTTGAGACTGTGGTGAACGCGCCCGTAAAGGCAGTTGTAGCGCCCACAGTGCCGTTGATGTTGATGGAGGCTGTGCCGGTCAAGTTGGTGACCGTTCCGCTGCTCGGAGTTCCCAAAGCTCCGTTAAAAATGATTGGCGCACCAGCGGAGCCAATTGCAACGCCCAATGCAGTAGCCACCCCAGTGCCAAGGCCCGACACGCCAGTGGAAATTGGTAGACCTGTTGCACTTGTTAAAGTACCGCTGCTTGGTGTTCCCAAAGCACCACCATTGACAACAAAAGCGCCAGCAGAGCCTGTATTGACCCCTAGAGCCGTTACAACGCCTGTACCAGTAGTAGTGGTGCTTGGAGCAACTCCAGCGCCTCCACCAATGACTAAAGCATTAGCTGCCAATGCCGCAGATGAAGCCAATGTTCCTGCCGCTGAATAGTAAAGCACGCCGCCGGATGTGCCGGTTGTAAGTCCTGTACCGCCATTAGCTACTGGCAGTGCCGTACCCGACAATCCAATTGCCAACGTGCCAGTGGTTGTAATAGGTGAGCCAGTAACTGACAAAAATGCGGGAACAGTTGCTGCAACGCTGGTTACTGTGCCAGTACCGCTGGCAGTTGAATTTATGGTTTGATTAGGCCATGTTCCGCTTACCGTGACGTTTGTTCCTGCAACGATGCTGGGGGTAGCAGTCCCTGTACCACCATTAGCTACTGCTACTATGCCCGTTACATTGGCTGCCGTTCCTGTGGTGTTTTGATTAAGGGTTGGGAACGTGCAGTTAGTCAACGTACCGCTGGTAGGTGTACCCAAAATAGGAGTCACCAGTGTCGGGCTTGTAGATAGAACATTGTTCCCTGTTCCCGTTGAAGTGGTTACTCCTGTACCGCCGTTAAGAACAGGCAATGCCGTACCCGACAGACCAATTGCTAATGTGCCACTGCTCGTAATAGGTGAGCCAGTAACTGACAAAAATGCTGGTACTGTTGCCGCAACACTGGTAACTGTTCCAGTACCAGCAAGAGTTACCCAAGTTGGCGCACTTGTTGCGTTGCTCTGTAAAACTTGACCAGCAGTTCCAACTTGCCCATTAAACGCAATTGATCCATTAGTGTTAATGGTCATTGCGTCTGTTGTATTGACAGAACCATTGGTAATGAAACTGATCTTTTGATTGTCCCAACTACCCATAACCAATGGGCCACCATACGATTCAACAAAACTTGCTAATGGTGTTGAAAATCCATTGTTTGGATAACCCGCAGCAGAATAGCTGTAGGTTGAGTTATTTATGCCCAATTCAGCATATGCCGTGTGACCGCCATCGTTGACCGCATACGATGCATAGCTTGTGTTAGCTGTGCTTGTGTTTTGTAGGCTGGTGTACAAATAAAGCGGCTCACTGGCGGTAAATCCAGCAATCACGCCGGAATCAGTGTGTCCTGTTGCGTTTCCTACATTCAAAGAACCGACATTGGTTACGCCTGATGTGTAAGGTATCAAAACACGGTTATTTGCGTCTTGATTTACTGATTTTTCTGCGGGGTAAGACACAAACACATCTTTTGCGCCAGCCGCAAATACAATTTTGCTGCCGGTGCTAGATGAAAGAACCGTATCGCGAGACAACGTGCCCGCTGAATACGTCCCAATGCCTACTTCCCATTGCGAATCCAGCGCAATCGTGTAATAGGTGGTGTTTCCTTCTCCTACCGCGCTAAATGACTGAAAGCCAGTGACCGTGCCATCTAGCGTAAGTGTGCCTGATCCCGTTGTCGTGGATGTTTGCCTAATCCGATCCCCAAGGATTAGGCTCATTGCACAGCCTCCACGCCAACCACCATTCCATCAGGGCCGCGAATGACCCGCTTAGGTGCGCTCAGTTTTTGCATGGCAGCACCAATGTTTTGCATGGATTCACCGTGCAGATTTGCCATGTTGTCGTGCAAGGCGGTGATCTTATCCATTGCCTGGACAATTGTGCCGCCCAGTTCGTTGGTTATTTGTGCAGCCGCTGCTTCAACGACCGGTAGGTCGATTCCAGGGTTGCTACCAATGCGAGCCACCATGATTTTGGTCGCTGCATCCAGTTCGGCTTTCCATCGTTCATATTCTTCCTTGCCAGCCATTTCACGGGCTTTTATCTGCAATTCGTTGTTTTGCTTGGCAGTCTCAAAATCGGCTTTCATTTGCGCCAATTGCATATCGGCTTGCACTTTGGCTTGATGCATCTGAATTTCAAGCTGTGCCTTGCCTTGCTCAATTTGCGCCTGCGCTTGCAATTTCATTTGCTCAGTCTGTGCTTGGGCTTGCATTTTCATCTGTTCTGCTTGTTGATCAGCCTGCAATTGCATCATCTCAGGAGACGGGCCAGGCTGCTGTTGTTTAGCCATTGCCGCTTTTTCTTCTAAAGATTTCATGGCGCGTTCGACTGCGCTTTCCAGCCCGCGACCGGCGCGGAACCGGCGCACCAAAAACAGCAGCATCTCGGATGCCATTGGCAAGGTTTCGGGCGCTTGGCTAATCATGGGAATTGCTTCACGCAAGAACAGTCCAATGGCTTGGATGGCCTCTTGTGCGCCTTGTTTCTCTGCTTGTTCATCAATCTGCGCCAAGCTGTCGGCCTCGACCGCAATGTGGAAGTCGCGGATTGTGCTGTTGGACAGCATCTGCACGGCGGCTTGCAGCAATTGCGGATTTTGCCCATCGGGTGTGTCCATCACGCCGGACATCTGCACAATCAACTCAGGCGGGTAAAACTTGCAGATGACTTGCGCTTTTAGCTTGAATATGTCGGACGCAAACCGCGCCACATCGCCTTGGCTGCTACGCATCCGCAAGCTGCCAAAGTTCGCCTTTAGCTGCTGTGCGCCAAGGGTTTCTTGGGCTTTGGACGCGCCGCGCAGGATGTCCGAAATGCCCATGATTTCGTAGATTGCCTGCTTGACTTGCTCCCGTGCGGCGTACAGTTCCCGCAAGGTGACAATGATGGTCGAAGTGTCCATCATGTCAATAGCGCCCTTCAAGCCGCCTTTTTCCGACATTGCCGCCCATGAGGTCACGGGGAACAGCTTGTTGTCCACGCCTTCGGTAAACAAACGGCCCAATTCCTTAAATTCAGCATTAAACACGCCGACCGCTTTACAGGCTTTGGTCAGCAAGTAGATGCGCTGGGTCAGGTTGTCCAGTTCCTGCGCTTGGTCTTCATACTCAGCGTAATCCGGCACGGGGATCATTGTCCCTGTGGTGGTGGTCGCCATCAGCGGGCGCGGGCATGGGAAGAATTCTTCTAGTTCCAGCGGGTCATCACGCTCATCTAGCGCCTGTGGATAACCTTTGGCAATCCAGCAAACCTTGCCGGTGCGCTTGTTCCAAATCTCAAACACCTTGGCTTTTTTGTCATAGGTATTCTTGGCGGTCATTGGATTTTTGGCATCCATGTCCGTGTTGCTGCTATCTAGGCCCACGTTCTTGAACACATCGCCGAAACGCTCCATGCCTTCGTCTTTGGTCATGTATACGGCGCGGGAAACCCACCACACTTCGTCCCATGTGCGGGCTGGGCTATGCAAGAAATCTGTCCAATAGACGTAATCGATGGGGCTATGCGCCGCATCAATGCGCTCGGTTGGCTCTTCTTGGGTGTTGTAAATTTGCGCTTCGCCTGGCTCTTCTACTTCTACAGCGCCTTCGCTTACTTCGGGCTGTTCGTTAACGATTACCGGCTCATAGCGAATCCACGCCGTACCGCGACCAGGCAGCAATCGGTCTTCCACCGCGCCG